CTGGTGAACCAAGAAAAATCGCCAGAGTACCAAATATCAAGGACTGCAACATACCAAGCGACTATTTGCAGTCCTTCTACATCGGTAATTAGCACGGGTTCGCCATCCTTGGGCATTTGGTCTTGGGGTCTTATCCAGGGCATCCGTGATGCGGCATACTCCTCCATTGCCTTAATTAACCATTTTCGGTCAACTTGGTGGAAGTGCATTTCGTTCGCATCCTCGTGGTCTGCAAGTATTTGGTCTGCGGTTTTCATTGGTTCGGAGTTTAGGCGTTTTTGGCTTGAAGGATGCGACCGAGCAGGGTCCAATTGACGGACCAAGCCTTGATGGTTTCGGATTTGTCGGGGCGGTTGCAGTTGACGCACTCCTTGCGAATGTGGAGTTGCCAGCGTCTGAAATCGGTGGGTGTGGTTTTCATGGGTTTGGGGTTTATATGGGACAATTTGCGAGGTTTTGGGTAATTTATGGGAATGTTCGGAATTTCCGAAGGGTTGGGCAGTTTGAACATAAGCCTTGCAATTCGTGCAAAATACTGGGAATAATGAATCCCTTTCCGTTTCAGCATTTCTGCAAGTGCAAACAGGACTCACAACATCACCTATACTCAATTTGTCCAGTAGGTGCCTGTCTGTATCTTGTTGATTTCCATTTTCTTGTATCATATTTATGTCTTGTTTTTTAGTTAATAAACTGGACAATTTGCGAGGTTTTGGGTATTTTATGTCAGGTTATAGGCTGACGCTGGGGGTTGGTTTGGGGTTGGGGGTTAGACAAATATGCGAGTTATGCCTCATTTAAAAAGACGCTGACAAAATTTACAAGTCACCTTATCTCTATTGCTAGTGTGAGCCACATCAGTAGTGTAGTATTTGCCACAATTTACCCGTTCACCTCCCCATTCTCCATAAGGTGCGTAATGAACCTTAAAACGAGGCATAACACCCGCTTGCTGCAATGGCAGGGTTTGTGGTTGGGGGGTAGGGGTTGGTTTCATGGTTTATGGCTTTATGGTTTGGAATAATTGATATTTCCCGCAAGTATCGGTCTTGTTTTTTACCTGCGGCCCGAATCCGTTGGACCTGCTCAACACATACTCGCAGGCATCCCCCTTGGTCCGCACCTCAATAACCTTCCAAGGGCGGTCGTTGGTGCAGGCGGTCAGGAGCAGAAGGAGCAGTATGAGGCGCATGGGTCAAAGATATAAACAACCTACCCACATTCAGCCAACACCCTTTGGAAATCTTCCACGCTTCGGATGACCTCATACCTGTACCCCGCCTCCTGAACGACCCCCTGCCACCATTTCTGCGATAGGGACTGCTTGCCCTTGGGGTCTTTGAACTCCAGGAACACGGCCCCAGCGGTGGATAGGTATATCATGTCGCTCACCCCCGCAACCACGCCCATTGCCTTCATGACGCTCCCAGCATACGCAGACGGGGCGTTGTTGTTAACGGTGAACAATCGGCCCCGCTGGTCGGGGAAGTTATTCCAGTGCCATTGGAAGCACTCGGCTTGAATCTTGAACTCTTGCATGGGTAAGTTATTTTAGGATTGGGAAACGGTCTTTATTGTGGAAGGCCCAGCCTGGCTTCCATCCCATGTAGCGGATGAACTCCAAGGCTTCGGCTTTGCTCTTGCATTGGTTGTGCAGGACCCAGAACGGCGAAATTACTTTGGCCTTGGCCAGTTGTGCCTTTTGGTACATGTTGCTGGTCGTGGCCAACTGCATGCCCTGGGCCTTGGTCATCAGGTGCAGGTCCACCATTTCGCCCTGCTCTTGTGGCTTTCGATGGTACTCGTAGCCGCAATGCTTGCACTTCATCGCCCCCACGGGGATAATCGCCTCGCAGCCCTTGCAGTTCTTCGCCCCGCCAACGCCATCGGATTTCTTCTTGCGTTTCTTCTTCAATGACCAATCACGGTTCGCTTCCCAAAACCCGTGGTGGTTAACATTGTTGCCGAAGTCAAGAATCGTGAACTCCCGCTTGGTTGGGGTTACCCTGGACCCACGGCCCACCATCTGCATAAACAAGGGAAGGCTTGCGGTCGCACGGTATAGGATCACCACCTCAATGGTTGGCTCGTCAAAGCCCGTGGTCATAAGATCACAGTTGCAAAGGATAGCATCGGGCGTATGCTTGAACCATTCCAATACATCGGCCCGTTCCTGCTTGCCCATGGTCCCGTCTACATGGCGGGCGTTGTGGCCTGCAATCTGCAAAGCGGCGCAGACCTCATTGCTCGATGCAATATTGCTGGCAAACAGGATCGCCTTCTTGCCCCTGCAATGCCTCCCGTAGTTTTTGACAACGCCGTCAAACACCCTCCGCTTGGAGTACACGGTTGCCATCTGCTGGGTGTCGTAGTCATCGCCCCGCATGCCGATACCCGATAGGTCCAAGTTTGTCCCGTAAGTGACGGGACTGGCAAGGAACCCTTGGCGTATCAGTTCCCCGACCTGCACAGGGTTGTGGAGTGCTTGGTAGAACTTCGAGAGGCATTCTTGGTTCCCACGACGCAGCGGCGTTGCGGTGGCCCCGATGACAACGGCCTTGGCGGGGATGCTTGCAAGTAGCGGGTTGAAGGTTTGCTTGTGGGCTTCGTCAATAATCACTAGGTCCATTCCCGCCATGAGATCGGCATAGTCGGCCTTGTTCTTGCGTCGGGCGTAAGTTTGAGCCATAGCAATGAAACAGTTGCCCGAAACATCCAGTCGTGGCTTGCCCGCTTCAATGAGGGTCGGCACGATGCCGAACTGATCCAGCGCACCGTTGGATTGTTTCAACAGTTCAACCCGATCGGTGAAGATGATGCACCGTTTCCCCCGCTGGAGTGCCGATGCCACCATGAAGGTGAACATGACGGTCTTGCCGCTCCCCGTTGGAGCGCACAGGATGATGTGCCTCTTGCCCTCTGCGATACTTGTCCGCATTTGGTCAATGGCTTGGTTTTGGTAGGGTCGGAGCGTAGTCACTTGTAGTCACTTTGGTTTTTAAGAAGTGACTACAAAAAACGGCCTTCCTGATAGCGTGGAGGCGGTTGTAGTCAGTGTAGTCACTTGTAGTTACTTTTTTTCTTATGAGTAGATATACATTACACATGCACACACGCACACGCTCGTATATATTGCCAATGTAAAATAGGGGTCAAAACTGACTACACTGACTACTTAAAACGGAATGCCTTGATTAGTAGGCGTTTGGGCGTAGTCACTTCTTTCGTAATTTCTGACTACAAAATAGCATCCAAGGAAATTCCGCTCCCTTCGGCATACTTTTTGACACCCAAGCGACTTTAGGATGGCTCCAAGTTTGTGTGCGGACACATGCTGGCGGGTGCAGGTTTCAATGACATCCTTGATCTCGGAGTTGGTCAGCCACTTGCCTTCGGGGTCGTCGCTCCGATCGGGGATGGTAAACAATTTGAGCAGGAGTTCTTTCTCCACGGCGGGCTGGACATTCAGTTGGGTCCGATCGTTGAGGATTGCGATCTCGGCTTTGGACAACTGCCAGGCATCGCTTCCGTGGGTTTGGATGGCATGGTAGCACTCAATGAATAGGTCGGTCTTGTCAATGGCATCGTAGGCATCCCAGTCAATGCTTGCGGCCACGACGGGAAGGATCCGTCGGTTCCCCGTCGGGTCGTTGATGACTTCCTCGTCGTTGGATGTACCGCAAAGGACCGCATAACGGTTCAAATCTTCGTGGACCCGTCCGTAAGGCTTGCGGATGCTGAAGGTCTGCTTGGAGGATAGTTCCTTGAGTTTCTTGGCTTCCTGCTTGGATTTGCCCCCGAACTCGTCGTCGCACAGGATAATCTTCTTGCACATTAGAATCTCGTCGTCCTTGCCTGCATCCAGTTTGGATTCCCCGTAATAGGACCGCAGTTCGGCAGGGAGCAGGTTCCTGAAAAAGTTGGTCTTGCCGATTCCTTGATCGCCGCATAGCACCAAGATGGCAAGCGAGTAATCGCCTTGCATGCTTGCAACGACGGAGCAGAGCCACTTGTAGATACACATCTGCACGAATGCGTGTTCTTGGGTAGTGCTGGTGATCGTGTTGGTCAAGGCTTCAATGCACCCCTTCGGTTGGCGGTGGCCGTTCTTGGCGAAGAACTCAAGGAATGGATTGTAGGTGACGACAAAATCCGAATCCACGATGGCGTTGACCAGTTGCATGTTGACCTCCTTCTTGCCGAAGTTCTCCAAGCATGCGACATAGATGTTGTTGAGATCCGTATCGTTAATGGGTTGGCCGTTCAGTTCGATGTTCCTGGTCACGGCGTTGCGGCGCAGATCGTAGGATCGCAGGTAGGCTTTGATCTGCTTGATGGGCGAATCCTCGGTTGATGCGGTTTTCAGTTCATCGCTATCCATTTGCATGGTGTGTGCAACGATTTCATCTAACTGCTCGACATCAATCTGATCAATCTCCCGAAGGATGCGGACCGCCGTTTCGGTGGCTGATGCGATGTCCTTGGGTCCTCCGTTGGTTCCCACCCGCATGCGGTGGGTCTTGGCGGTTGACACGATGTGGCGGGTTTGCGGGGTTTGGATTTCAACGCCCGCATTCTTAGCCAGCCACATGAAGGATGCAAAGGACACGGAGTTCTGCTTGGTTTGGCAGAGGGCTTTGTACTTCCGATCGCAGGCTTGCGGATCGTACTTCGGGGATATGGCTGACACCCGATGGAATAGGTCCGCACCCATGTCCTGGTACTTTGCGGCAATGGCAAAGCCGATCTTCACCCAGTCCGCATAGGAGTTGGTAAGGTCAATTCGTTTGGCTTCAATCTGCTGGACGATATGCTCCACATCATGCTCGCCGTGGGGATAGAATTTTGGTGCAGGTGTTGCCTTGGCTTTGGGTAGGTAGGCTTTGAATACGGCCACCTTGCGTTCGGTGTGGTAGGCTTCGGGATCAAAACTGACGAACCGCAGGCGGGACACATCCTTGCATGCAGGGTCAATAATGATGTGGTACTTATCGGCCAATCGTTTCTCCAGTGCGAAGAAGGCCTCCAAGTGACGATCGGGTTCAATGCGGTAATAGGCGGCATACCCTTCCCCCCCTGTGGACTTGTGCATGGCAAGCAGAAACTCGTCATTCAGCAGAGCCTTCATGTTCACGCCTTCGTTGTCCTTGGCATCAATGTCAATGCAGAGGATCCCCGAATGGGTGTCAAGGCCATCCCTGCCCTGCTTCTTAAACTTGCCGCTGGGTGTAACGGCAGAAAGCCTGCGTTTGGTTTCGTCGGTCTTGGACGCACGGTATGCGGTCACCTCGTTATACCAATACCCATCACGGATATTGGTGATGTACTCCGTAAAGTCCAGGTGATCGTCGGGAGTTGTGTTCCGTGTTGCCGCTCCTTTTGCGGCCTTGAATAGTGAAATTGTTGCCATGGCAAAGAAAAAAAAACCCTGACTGATTGCAGCAGCCAGGGCAGGGGTTAGAGAATGAACCCTTTATCGGAAGCACCATTTGGCTGCAATTTCAAATGGGCTATAGTAGTAAATGTAATTAGTTCACAAAGTTACACTAAAAAGGCATATCGCCATCTTGAGGGGCAAAATTCCCGCCGCTGGTCTGCTGCTGCATGGGTTCCACTTTGCCTGACAAGAACCGCTTGCCTGACTTGCCTTCCTTGACCCATGCCGAGAGCCGCATCTTGGTCCCGTCGGGCATTATGATGTCGCCCTTGTAGTCGGGGCGTTTTGGGTTGTCACCTTTGTCGTTGGCGAACAAGGTGAAGGTGTTGGGTTGTGGGGTGTAATCGCTCATGGGTTTTGGGTTGGGGTTTGATTGGGTTTAATTGTGTAAGTGCAGTTATCTTGTACGAGCCAATTTGAGGCCCGTAAATCGCTTAGGATTCGGTAGGTGGTACGCATGGTCACCCCAAGCACTTCGGCGAGTTCTGTGGCCCTGTACGGGCGTTGGGCGAGGTAAGACACGGCGTAGATGGTGGCGACTCTTCGTTGGATTTCTTTTCCTTTGGCTTTGGGCATGGTTAAGTGGTCTTAAAAGTAACTGCGATGCTTGGTTTTGTCCCTTTGGCGGGACATACGGGGACCGCTTCGCCCGTTGATTCGTCGTACACCGTTGCCTTGCCAGCGTTGCGGAAGGCTATTTTCAGCAGTTCTTCACGGGCTTTCATGCTTGCCTGCAAGTCGCTCCAAACTTGGTCGTGCGTGTAGTCGGGTGTCAACGCCCCCTCCTTGACCTGGATTTCTGCCCCGAAGGCGGAGAAGGTTTTGCCGTGCTTTTCGGCTTCGTCCCTCACGATGTCCTCGGTTGCCTTTAGGACTTGCTCCAAGGCTTTGACGACCGCCTTCAAGCGTACATGGGCGGCGATGGGGTTGACCTCGCCTTCCTCGATGCGGAGGATGAGGCCAGCGGCGATGTCGGCGATGTCCTGCTTGGAGATGTCCGACTTGGGGATGGTTACTAAATGGTTCATGGCATTACGGTGGTTTGTTGGGATTGAAAAAGGATGTAGAAGGTATGGACTTTGCGGTCCCAAATTGCCAATGGAAGATGAGCGGCAAACCACATTATTTCACTGAAAGTCAAATCATGATAATATTCATGTCGTTGTAGGATACTAATTAATTTCTCGCCATAACAAACTTCTTCATTCTTGATATCAAGGATGGCCTTGTAAACATCGGCATTACATTTTTCAAGTAAGGTCATGGCTTATTTTTTAGAGAGTTGATTTTGAATGAATTGAATGCCTTTCTCAAATCGGGCGGGGGTCATTTGGTCCAGGTCTTTCATAAAGCGTTCCTGCTGCTCAGCGGGTAACTTCTGCACCAGTTTCAGGAAGTCGGCTTTGAGCGTTGCGGCGGTAAGGTCGTCGTATGCGGGAACCAATCCGAGTTTGTCGTTGAGGTCCAGTAGGTTGGTGTTGGCGGGCTTGGGGGCCGCTCCGTGCTTGCCTTTGTACACATCAATGCCGATTCCAATCCACGACGCAATCTTGGTAATCGCATCCGTGGTCGCACCCTTGGCGGCATCGCCTGGGTCGGAGTTGGTGCTGGATGCAATGCACTCGTAGTAGATGTCGTGGGCGGGAACCGTGAAGATGGTCTTGGCGACCGCCGTGTACTCAATCCGCTCACGGCCAGCGTTCGTCGTGGTGTGGACGGTTGAAATGGGGCTGGATAGGTCGGTCTTGACGACCCACGCACCGACACCGAATACTTGGTTGAGGCGTTCGGTTACGAAGATGCCCTTGATGGTTGAGAGGCCCGCCATGCGTGGATGAGCAGCAATGGCTTCGGGTGAAAGTGGCTCGGCAATTTTGGCGAGTTGTTCGGGGGATAGTGGTTTCATGGTTTGGGGGTTTAGAGGGTGACGAAATAGTAGGTTTCAACGGGGTTGCCGTGTGGGTCTAACTCGGTGACTTCGGAGTATTCTTCCCAGGCTTGGGCATCTGCGCCGTGTGGCGTTTGGTGATTGCAATAGGACATTGCTTCTTGCATGGTGTCACGAGGACGGAATTGCTCGCTGGCTTTGCCGTATTGCGACCAGTTGATAACGGTAAACTTGTTCATGGTTTTGGGGTTTAGTTGGTGATGATTGCAAAAATGAATCTGCCGAAAAATGCGATGCCGAGGCAGGTGGTCAGCAGGATGTAGCCAGTCGCAAGGGCGGCTTTGAGTTTGGTTTTGTTTTCGCGGTTCATGGTTTTGGGTTTGGTGGGTGGAAGAAAAGAATGTGCGTTGGCGAGCCGCACCCCTCGGTTGGTTAAATGCCTTTGTGATAATCTGCGCAAAGGCCAATCTCACGCTTTATAGCGTCGGGTGATTCTTGGCTTGGATTGTACGATTCGTATTCAGCCATAGTGTCAAACTTATAGACCTCAATGGCAACTCCATCCTTACGCTTCCAAATTTCAAACACGCCAATGCATACATCGCCATCGTACCTGTCATAAACCATCGCAGCAAAGCATCCATTGGGTTGCATTGTCCAAGGTTCGTTGTCCCAAAATCTTAGGTCACGCTTGAATGTTAATGGTTTTAAGTGACATCCTGCGTAAGTCGCCCACTTTTCAAGGAATTTGTCAAAACGAATTTGCAGGCCTGCTGCTTCAACATGGGTGGAAATCTTAGTTCTCATGGGTTTTGGGTTTAGTGTCCAACAAAGTTACAACGCCTCTTCCCTTTTGCGACCATTGTAGTCATTTTTTTTATGATTTTCTTTTTGGGCATTTACACCCGAACGAGTATAAATTCCTAATTTTCGCCATAAATGCACCCGATAAGATATAAATTTGCGGTATGACCTACCACTCCACCCGACCCGCCAAAGCCCTCACCAACGCCTTGGAGCGGCTCATGATAGCGGTATCCCCCGCTGACCTGGAGCAGAACCACGCCCTCCTGTGTGAGTACCGCAGGGCTTGCGAGTTGCTGGGGTACGACCCCGCCAAAGCCCAGTGGTCCGGGATTCATGAAGTGTCTGCCTCCCAGTTGCCCGCCGATCAGGACCACACCGTCTGCTATTACCCACTCCTTAACCCCGAAGAATGAGAAAGTACCGAATGGATTGCCCCGCTGGTTCCTACGAAACTAATAATTTTCTCGCCCTTGGTTGGGCGATTTTGTCCCATCGCTTGTGGCACTTTTTCCAAGGTCACGGATTTATAGATTAACCATGAGAAACATAACCCACCTCGTCGTGCATTGCACGGCCACACCGAAGAACACCACCATCGCATCCATCCGCAAACATTGGAAGGAGGGGTTGGGCTGGAAGGCCGTGGGGTATCACAAAATCATTGAGCCCAACGGAAACATCATGACCTTGGCCACCGACGACAAGGTGACCAACGGGGTGCAGGGCCACAACTCAACCAGCCTGCATGTGTCCTACATCGGGGGCAAGGACACGGACGACCGCTCCATCCAACAACGCCAAGCCATCGCAGGGGTGCTGCTCTCTTGGTTGCAGAAGTACCCGAAAGCCCGCATTTGCGGACACAGGGACTTCCCAGGTGTTGCGAAGGAATGCCCGCAGTTTAACGCAGAGAAAGAGTACGGTTACTTGTATGTGACCGCAAGCGATACGCAGGAGGGATAGTTTGCGGAAGGTAGCGGAATCCGCTACTTTAGGCGTACGATTTCTTCGTACATCTTAGTACAACCTATCCGCAGGCGTGAAGGTGGCGTGGAGTTGCAGTTCGGGACCTTTGTTGTCCTTGCTTGCGTTCCTGCTGGTTTCCAACTTCATCCAATATCCGCCCAAAGGCTTCGGGCCTCGTCCTCGCTCAGTATGAAAGCCCATGTACCCGCCGTCCCATTCCTCCTTGTAAGTCGCAGTACGCAACTGGTGAATAGGTTTTTGAAGGAGCGTTTTGGTTGAGCGGTCATAGCGGTGGATGATGTTTTGGTGATAGTATAACTCATGGACATGGCCCATCCAAGTGAGGTCGTAGCCTTCGGTGCTTGCGAGCAAGCGTTGGTCGGCAATTACGCCGCGTGTGACCACCCCACCCCCTGCACTCCCATGAAAATAATGCACTACGAAGTTGACCCCACGGATGGTGTCATGTTGCACTCGGATGTCAATCGTGCCGCCGTAGCCACCGACCTCAACCGCTGACCCCGTGGCGTAGTTCAAGGTGCTGGCAAAGCGTTGCAGAATGTCGGTTTCTTGGTGGTGGATTATACTGGTTTCGTGGTTCCCGTAGCCGACCAATAAAAGGTTCTTTGCGTAGGGTGCAAACCATTCCACGGCCGTGTTGACGATGGAATCCAAGTAGCGGGCGTTGTTGTGTTCTTCCCGTATGTCTTCCTTGCTCCGTCGTGGGTCGCCTTTGCCCTGCATCAAACAAAAAAAGTCACCGTTAACGATGACTCCTGCGTTGCGCCGTTGGGCTTCCTTTAGGTGGTTGGTCAGCAGCCCCCTATCGCAATGGGGGTTGTCCCAGTGCAGGTCGCTGATGAGTAGAAACTCCTGCCCCGATTGGCAGGTGATGTCGTGGATGTTACGGGAATGCTTGGTGAGTGGTAGAATCATTGCATGGCTTTTAGTGTTGCGTTCTCGGATTCAAGCAAATGGATTGTACTTTCCAAACACTCAATCCGTTGACGCAAAACTACAAGTTCATTGCGTAATTCAGTCAACTCTTTGTTTTGTGCTTCGGCAGTCGCCTGCCACATAGCCAGCACCGCTTGCGCTTGCTTCACCTGGAGGCTATCCGCTTGGAAGCGTCCCCTCGTTAGCCAAGCAACCGCACCGCCAACGATTGCGCTGACCGTGCCGATGATAGTGGTTTCAATCAGGTTCACGCCTTCGGTGCTTCGGGTTTAGCCTTTACTTTCTCCACGGCCATCCAACCTACTGACAACAAAGTAATTATCGCACCGATGATTTCGGTGAGCGTGGCGGTATCAATAACACCTTTGGCGACGAGTGTACCACCGATGAATGTTAGCAAGTGGCGAAGTAGTGCGATGATGGCTGATTGCATGAGGTTGGGTTTGTTAGGGTTGCGGCGAAATAGTCCCATAGTTGGAAATGTTATTTGGTTTGCGGTGTTGCAAATTCTTTGTAGTCAGCGGCGTATTGAGCGTCCCAACCGAGGAAGGAATGCACCCCGCAAGGGGCGGGCCAAACGATGTAGGGGTTGAGCGATGCAGGACAATCGTCTTGGAATAACACATCCACGCAGACGGTGTTATCTATTTCACCGACTGGCACGGCAAAGTCCAGCGGTTGCAGGGATGCGAGCAACTTGTCAGCGGTTGCTTGATTGGGGAAGGCGAACTTACGGAAGGTGGCCATTACAATGTGGTCAGCGACTGAAGTTCTGCGTTCGTGAGGCGGGTCGTGTAGAGGGCGGCGGCACGGATGCGGCCATTTAAAAACGAAGAACTACCTGTGTCTTCAATTTTACCGAGGTTTACCATGTTCAAAGGTGCGGGGAATGTTGCACTCGTCCCGCTCACTACTGCACCGCCATCAACGCTTGCAAATAAATTTCCGCTCACGCCATTTTGCTGATACGCAAAAGCGATTTTGTGATAACCGCTGGTAAAATTTCCAAGGCTTATAGTTGTGCTTTGCATTTGCGCCCTCCATGCAGAGGAAGAATAAACCAACATCAACCTATTTACTTGACTACCATCCGATAGCGTAAATAGCCTTCGGGTGGCTGCATCATTTGTTGCCTCAAACTCGCAGTACATCGTCCCCTCCGTCTGCCCGATACTTCCGCTCACCGCTCCGCTGACCCTAATTGCATCTGCGTTGCGGGTGACTGCTGCGGTGGTGGTGGGGATGTAGGAAGTTGGGACCGAGCCTGTTTCAAGTTGTGCGCCCCAACAAATCATTGTTGCATTTGGATTTGTCCCGCTATTTGCAACAGTTATTCCGACATTAAATTCATTAACACCTGATGATGGAGTCGTAAAAGTTACGGAATATCTTGTCCAAGCAGTGTTACTAACGGTTGAGTCTACCCTACCTGTTGCGGCTGATGTTGCAACTAAAGCATTGTTGAATCCTGTTGCAATTCGCAAAAAAATTCCGTTTTGATAATTATTCCCCTCCTTGCCCATTACATACATTGAGAATGTGTATGTCGTGCTTGCAGCAATTCCTGTAATCCTTTGCAATCGTGAAGATGTCCCTGTCGTAAAAGTTAATTCTTCTGCATTTGTAGAGCCATCAGGGGCAATCGTTGTGCTACTTGCGGCTGTTGCATTAGACCAATTACCCCATAAAGCATTTGTCCAAGCAGCATTATCAAGTTCTGCACTTCTCAATGCTGAGTTTGTAGCACTCGGCTCCACAAGCAACGCAGGACACCCAACCGTTCCACCGCTTGCGAAGTAGTCCAACCTCGGAATCCCCGAAGCCACGGATTCAATAAGTCCGCTGGCGTTTACACGGGTTGCCGCAGTCGCACGGGTAACCGTGAAATCACCCGCTCCGCTGGTTGGTAACTGGGAGTAAAGTTTGCCCGACTTGAAGCGGGCGGGAACGATTAGGAGCGAAGGTGTCGGCATTGTTAGAAGTTGTAAATCGTAGCAAAGCGACCAAAAAGGCAACCGCTGACCGCTGCTTCTGCCGTGGTCGCTCCATCCGCATCAGCACGGGTGTTGAAGGCAGCCCAAGCCGAAGCCGCAAGGAACGAACCTTGGAACGGGCTGATTGGATAGCCGTAGCCGTAGCCGATGAACATTACAGGAAGGTGTAACCGATGACGCTACCGACGCTTGGAGTGACGGCCGTAATCTTGCCGCCGTTCCTTCCGCTGATGACGATGCCAGCGGAAACGGACTTGCTCGCAAGGTTGTAGGCGGAGCGCAAATCCTCGCTGCCTGTACCCGTCAAGGTCGTAAAAGTTGCGGCGGTGTTGACAACGATAAAGTCGTAATTTTTGCCCGTGACGGCTGCGTCCACGAATTCCATCGTGCCGCCTTGGCCGAGCATTTGTTGTAAAATAGGTGTAGGCATTGCTTGGGGTATTTAGGGTAAATGTATCTTATGAAGGAATTTCACAAATGGAGTGAGAGTACGGGATAGCAAACGATAGAGTAGCCACCCATCCCGCCGTGCGGTCGTCACGGCTCTCCACAAACCTCGTAAGGCTGACGCTGGTACTTAGCGTCCACTCCTGCGTCGGGTCGTTTGTGAGGCTTGATATGAAGTCCTGGGCGATTTGTAACTGGTCGCTCAAAACCTCGTCTTCGTTGTCTTGCCAACCCAGCGTCGGACTGCCCGAAACCACTCCGCCCATCGTGGCAATGGATTCCACTCGGTCGCTAAAATAGACACCCACAGTAAGAGCCAAAGTCCCCGCATCCGTACTCGCTGACTGAACATCTGCAAATACCAACGGATAGACGATTCGCTCACGACTTGGGGTTCGCAGGTTTATCGTGTTGTCGGTCCCGATTGCAAGCGGGTCGCCCGTTCCGAACGAATTCACCTGCGGATGAGCATTTGCAAGCGCAAGGAGTGCCTGCTTGATTTTTATCCATGACATAAGCCTGTAATTTCAGAATATTTTTTGAGTGCGCTCCCATAGGTTTCAGCAGTTGTTGCAGTAGGGGTCGTAGGGCCAAGGGCGGTCAAACCCAGCACCACGGCGGAGGGTGCGGGCATCCAATGCCATCCCCGTGTTGTAGTTCGTGCCGTTCGGATAAATAGTATCAAGAGCCGATGGCGGGGAGTTAAAGAGCGGGTAATTTGCCTTCTGCTCCATGAGGTAGCGGGTAATCCTTTCGGAGTACCACTCGGCATCGTTCTTCACTTTGTCGGTGAGGCGGGTAATCTCGTCCATGGACATTTGCGAAGATTCCTCGCTGGTACGGCGGACCATTCCTTTGTTCATGTATTTGAACGCAAGCACCATGGGTAACTCGTAGTAGAGCCATTGCACCATAGCGGGTTGGATGTAGTCCTCCAAGAGCGTCGTGTTGAACGCAGTCGTTGTACCGCTTACCACTTGCGTCACCATTTCGGAGTACAGGGCCGACCCGACTATAGGCTGAATCCGCATCTCTTGGACCTTCACGATGGTAGGCCGAATCTGCGTAAACGAAACATTCTCGTTTATGACCGAGTTGTCCAGCAGGGTTTGTTCGCTGATAAAGAGTGCCTTCATGCTTTTGAAATTTTGTTGCCCTTACGGATTACCAACTGTTGCTCCCAAATGTGCCTGCATTGGGGGCGATTCACTCCGCTTGCCGTGTGATACCAACCGCCTCTGCGATTCCACACGGAGTAGCCCATGATGTTGGAGATGCCGTCAATGTCGTCACGGGTGTAGACCTTGCCCTGGTCAGCGAGGTCCAGCATGACTTTGCAAAACTCACGACTCGTCCTCTTGTCCTTGTTGCTGAATCCTGCGGCCCAAGAATACTTGTACCTCACTTCCAGTACGGGTTCGGTTGTTGGCTTGGCTCCTTCCTTGGCGATTTGGTCCACGGCTCTTGCGATGGGGTAACGGTCTTTTGTAATCAAGTAGGCCACCCGCTTGGCGACTTTCGCCTTGCTGACCCCGAACTCCTTGGCCATTTCTTCCACGCTTGCGTCCCGATTCTTCTTGCGGTACTTTTCAATTTTCTCGTCAAGTTCTTTTTCTTCCTCGCCCAGTTCAGCGAAGGCTTGACGGACCTGGTCGTCCAAGTCGGTGTCAAACCGCATTGGCTTGGAGTGCATGACCACATACTCGTCCGAACTGCTCCCAAACTTACTTGCGACCACCTCCAAGACCTTGAACTCCTCGTCCCCCCATCCGTAGTCCTCGGTGTCCTCATCGCCCCACATAGGCTCGGAAAACGCCTGCTCCTGGACGCCCAATAGGGTGTTCACTTCTTCGGGGGTTAGACCGAATCCAGCGGACAACATCGTGCGGGCCATCTCCAAGGTAATCTTTTCTTGGGCATAGTGGCGGACGATTCGCATGAGGTTTTGGTACTCACGGCCCGATAGTTTCTTGATGTTGTCATTCCCCATCATGGCGGGGGTTTGCGGTTGCTCGTCGGGTTGGGGATTGGGTCCGACTACATCGG